GTGCCATCGGCTCTCCGAGAAGAACGTAGGATTCTCTCACGTTGAAAAACAAATCCCACGAAAGCTGGCAGATGTTCCATTCCTCTTCGGAGAAGAATGGCCCCATATTCATCACGAGGTCGGTCATCGACCAGCCGCGCTCCTTCATTTCCTCTTCGAGCAGTTCGGCCAAATGCTGGTGCTCAATCGCGGCGCTCATGCTCCCTCCCCATCCCGCGCAGCCTTGAGTTCCTGAAGGTCCACGAGTAGCCGGTCCACGACTTCGATCACGCGGTCGGCGTACCCCTGGCGAATCCAGAACACGAGCGTATCGCGCCCCTCGGGCGTGAACAGGTCGGCCTCCAGCGTGTACTTGCTGGCCTTGCGGTTGGCGCGGAGCGGGTTGGGCTTGCCAGCGTCGGCGCGCCTCTTCCTGGCCGGTGCAGGTGGTGCAGGGGCGTCGGGGTGCGCGGTGATAAAACCGGTTGGCTCATCGTCGGCGAAGGTTTCCGTGCCTACCCCCGGAATCTTGGCCAGGCGCTCGTTGGCGGCCGCGAGTTGCTCCGCCGTCATTCCCTCGGTATCGAAATCGGTCTGCTTGCTCATTCTGCGTCCTCTCCTTCAGTGGGTTCCGCTATAGGTGCGGAGGGGGTCAGGAACCTCAGTTCGCCGAAGCACACGGTGCCTTCGACTAGTTCTGCACACTCGATAACCTGTTCATCGGGTTTCGGGAGATTCCCCGAGCCGATGCCGGCGAAGATGCGGAGCTTCGCGGCGAGCTGCGCTTTGCAGCGGATGGACTCCCCGGCCTTGATGGACTCCCCGGCATTGATGGACTCCCCGGCCTTGATGGACCACCCGGCCTCGATGGACTCCCCGGCCTTGATGGACCCCCCGGCATTGATGGACTCCCCGGCCTTGATGGACTCCCCGGCCTTGATGGACCACCCGGCCTCGATGGACTCCCCGGCATTGATGGACCCCCCGGCCTCGATGAACCTCCCGACCTCGATGGACTCCCCGGCCTTGATGGACCCCCCGGCCTTGATGGACGACCCGGCATTGATGGACCCCCCGGCCTCGATGAACCACCCGGCCTCGATGGACTCCCCGGCCTCGATGGACTCCCCGGCCTTGATGGACCTCCCGACCTCGATGGACTCCCCGGCCTTGATGGACCCCCCGGCCTTGATGGACGACCCGGCCTCGACAAACAATCCGCCGACGGCGCGAATAAATCCATTGACGGTGATCCATCCAAGCGATGCCTCAACTTCAATGTGGCCTTCAAATTCAAGGTCGCGTGAGCGGGTGTATTCGTTCCGCTCGTTTAGATCAGCCTTTGTAATCCTGAGAGTTTTCAATGTTTCCTCCTTCGTTCGGTTGTGCTTCAGGAAATCCCGCCGCAGCCCAGGCGACGTCTTCCGCGCTGATTCCAAGCGGATCGTCTACCGGCTCCGGCTCAGGCTCGGCAACCTCCGGCGCGCGCTGTTTCAGACGCTCGATGGTTGCGTCTACGTCGGCGAGGAACTTGTCTGTCGCCTCGCGCATCTTGGCAATCTGCGCCTCGCACTCCGCGCGGTGCAGGCGGATGGTGAACTGTACGAAGCGCCTGGGAAGAATTGCGCCGAACATCGCAGGATCGTTGCTCATGCCTCCGTCACGGCTGATGAAGTCGATCCATTGCAGCGGCGGGCAGCACATGAACGCGAAGAGCAGTTGCGGCATATTGCCCTCTGGAATCTGGCCGGCGTCGAGGGTTTGCAGGTGCGTGGTTGTGCGCGGGCACTTCGACTCGATGGCGCCTACCAGATTGCCAGCCGCATCGTTTACCAGCCCGTCCGGCGACCAGCCGCAGCGTTCATTGTCGCCAACCACCATGCCCACTTCCTCGACCATCACGCCATCTTCGAGTTCGTAGGCGGTGCGGGCCGCTGGCTCAGAGAACGTCCCGGCCTTCATGGGAGCGGAAACGAAATGGTCCTGCGCGGCAATACCGCTCAAAATCTCCGCGACCTTCTCTAGCCTGTAGAGTTTGCGCTTGGAACCCTCCACGCCTTTCTGCGTGAAATCCAGGATGGCGGATGCGCTGGACGCCGTGGCGCGGCCTAAGTGCGCCTGAAAGAAGTCATCGGACACGTTACCATCTGTGCCGTGCTGCGCGAATCGTAGAATCTGCATTGTCGCTCCTTAGTACGAAATGGTTACGTGCGGTACACGTCCCTGCACAATGGCTTCAATGATGCGCTTTGCGCCATCTTCTGGCAGTCCAAGTTTCGCCAAAGCTTCGACAATCTCGCGGTGAATCGCGCCCTGGTGCGCCCGGTTCTTTGCGCGCTTCTCGGCCTCGTCAAGCTCTTTGCGCTGCTCCTCGGCCACGCGCTGCCGTTCGCGCTCAATCGCCGCTTCCTGATCCCGCTGAGCCTGCGCTGCCGCTTCCTGCGCGCGCCGTTGGGCTGCCTGGGAATCTGCTACGCGCCGCGCCTCAGCCTGTTCAGCCTCGCGGATGCGCCGCTCTTCCGCCTCCTGTAGCTCCCGCGCAGCGCGTTCCTCTGCGGCTATCCTCTCCGCTTCGGCCTGCTTTGCCCGCGCCTCGGCCTCAATGCGATCATTCTCAATGCGCTGTTGCTCTTGTATGGCAGCTTGACGCGCAATCCATGCACGCTCCTCTGCGCGACGCTCTGCGGCCTCCTTGGCAGCTTTGGCAGCGGCTTCCTCGCGTTCCTTGATGGCGCGCTCGCGGGCCTCGGATTCCAGGCGCTCAGCTTGTTCGCGTAAGCGTCTGGCTTCAATGGCGCGGTCTTGAGCCTCTGAAAGGGCCTCCATCGCCATCACCTTAGCGCCGACCGCACGCTGTTTGAATTCCTGCCAGTCACGATCCGCAAGAACACTCACTTGGCCGGCGCGCGCTTCGATCTCTTCCAGGTTCAGCGGGCGGTCGAGTCTGCCAAGGTCTTCAATCTGGCGGATGATTGCCTCGTGCGCAGCAACGCGATCTTTCTCCGCGTTCTCCAGGTCGGTCACCGGCTTGCGAACTTCTACCTTGAAGGCGTCCAAGTCGTCGCGCATTGTCTTGCGGTCGGCGTTGACGGCCGTAACGACGGCGCGGTGTTCCTCAGTCAAGTCTGCTCCCATCTCGTCGAGCTTGACCTTTGCTTTCGCTACCCGCGCGGAGAGCGAAATAATGCGCGCCTTGTCTTTCGGCTTGGACACATCGAGCGTGGCAAGCTGTGCGCGGACTTCCTGCTTGAGCCTGTCTACCAGCGCGGTGAGGGCGCCGGGGGCGTAGACCAGCGCTGCGGATGTGGTTTCGATTACGGCCAGCGAAGTGATGGTTGATTCTTCTGGCGCCGTGAATTCTATTGTGGGCTGTGTCGCGTGTGCTTCCTGGTTACCTTGAGTTATTCTCATTTCGACCTCGCAAAATCTCCGTGCATTTGTTGTGCGGCTACGCAATACGCAGCGAAGGCGGCTTCGGGTGTATTGTATAAACCGAGATATTTCAGCTTTCTCTCTACTCTGATTTCCGCCCTCCACTTACTATGATCCTTATCCCACGTGACACCTTTGAATCCAGAAGTGTTCTTTAAAGTGGCTCTGCGGTTACAGCGATTCTGCGATACAGTTGCAATCCGCAGGTTTTCATCGCGGTTGTCAAGGGTATTCATATTTACGTGGTCCCCTTGGCGTTTATCTCCGCGTTGAAGCCCAAGTATTCTGCGGTGTATACTCTCCGAGGTCCACTTCCCGTTCGGAAGTTTAACGCCGCGACTAACATAAAACGATCTTGTTCCTTTGCACCAGACAGCGCACCATTTATGCGCGTTCAATTCTTCGAATCGATGCGCAGATACCAACGCGAACTGACCTTGCGTGAGTTGAATTGTGCGGTACAATGGCGTAGATGGGGTTGTCATAATCCGCCCTCCTTTGGCGGTAAGTGGCTTAGCCCGGTGCTTCTAACACCTGACAGCCCCATTATACCGCTTCATACTCGTCCTTCGGACTGCAATTCCCTGTATCTTTTGTTCTTCGCGTCCGCAAATGCCAGCGTAGACTTCGTGTCGCCGACCGCGTCCGCCGCCTTCTGCGCTGCCATGTAGAGGCGCTGTAACTCCTTCACGTCTCCAGCAGCGCGGATGTTGTCGATGTGCGTCAGGTGCTCGCGCTCATCGAGCTCCCCAGGCTGCTTGCCGTTCTCGAAAGGCTTCTTTTCGTCCTTGTCGATACCAACCGCGATGTTGAATATCTTCAACAGCAAGTAGCGCATCGCGCGGGATGATGCGCTAGCCTCTGCGTCTGCCGCGCTCATCTTGCTATTTCCAGCCGGAACCATCTTCGAGAAGTAGTCGCGGCTAACACCGCCGCGTGAAAGCGTGGCGCACATGCGCCGGCCAGCTTCAGGACTCTCCACTTCCGAGAACCCGATAGAGAAACCGGCAGCGAGATATACCGGGCGCACAGCCTTGTCAATGGCGATGTAATCCGCCCACTTGATGCCGTTCTCGCGGTCGCGGTTGGGAACTACGCGGTCAATCTGGCTCTGGCATTCGTTCAGCGCGTTGTCGAAGTCTATCTTCGATTGCCGCTCCTCGCGCTCCCAGGCGAAACGCTC